TCAATTTTTTTTACGTCTAATTTTACGTTAATTACAATACTCATAAATGATTTTTTAAATTGGATATTTCGTTTTCATAAAAATGGATGCTTTCTAAAATCAGTATTCCTAACTCATGCTGTAAATTAAAAGGAAAACTAATTTGGGAAAGGCTAACTAATTCATTTTGGTGATTAAACCAAATTTGAATATTTTTTTTGGGCATATTGTACAGGGTTAATAGATCCTCTATTTTTTGCTGTCTGTACTGAATTTCAATTAGGATTTCTTCATCTGTCATAATTATTGGTTTTTTTTGTGTTCTTTATGTTCAATATATCTGCCAAAGTTTACTGCCACAATCCATATATACCGAATGTTATCGGTAAAAATAGTTAGGTGGGTATCATTTTGTATAGAATATTCTAAGCCTGTTAATCTTAGATATTCTAACAGGTCTTTATCGTAGGGAATATCTATTAATTCTGTTTTACTCATTTAAATAGTTTTTTAATGATTAATGCAGCGTAAAATAAGGAATATAACGCAATAGCAATCGGTATGCAGACTATAATAAAATATAGGATAGTCAGCAAATAAATTAATATTTGCCTCATATTACATGATATTATCTGCTAAACAAAAAAGTAGAATGATAATTAGGGTAATGCAATATACCCCTAATGTGTGCAAGGTTTTTAGGCTCATTTTTTCAGTTTTTACGTTAAAAATCATTTGTCAGATCAAAACTATGGACTTTTTTTTGAAACTACCAAATTTTTTTTAAAAAAAGGGTCTGGTAGAAACCAGACCCGCCCTAACACTTGCCTTATGAACTCTCAAAATTATGATAAAAATAGATCTTTTTCTAAAATTCGCCTATTGGTTAATCCTTTAACTTCTTTACCTCTAACTTTATTCCATTTTAGAAATTCATTTGCTATATCGGTTTTTGGTGCTTTACTATTCAATAATCTTAATAATGTTGATCTTGAAAAAGCGCCTGTACCTATATTATAGGCTAATGAAGTTAAGGCAGTTAATTGATTTTCGGTAACAGGTACTTTAATTAATTTTTTTATACCTGCTAACTTTGTTTCTATTTCCTTTTTCAACCATGTTAAGGCTGTATCTTTGGTTATAACATCTCCTCTTTTTACAGGTATTCCTGTAAATGGATCTGTAATAGATCCATAACCTATTGTCCATATACCACCAACATCTTGATAAGCCTTCAAACGCAATCCCTCAAATCTGGATATTAATTCTTCTGCCTTCACTTTTCTCGATCTTAAAGTAAATAAAAATAATAAGGGTATTACCATGAATACTTTATTTTTCATCTTTACCGCCTAAAAATTCATCATCTTTAGCAAATAACCCTATAGCCAATGTTCCTACCCCTACAATCAATTTACCGAAATCTTTTTCAGCTATACCTTCAAAAATTTGTGGTAAACCTGCTATAGCACCAAATATGGTAGTTTTAATGTTTTTTAGTATTTTTTTCATGATCTATCTGTTTAATTTTTTTAATTGTATAAATAGATGTTAATGTACCTGTAGTTAAGGTAGCTAACGTAAATACTATTTGGGAAACTTCGCCAATATTTAATGATCCTATAGCCGAAAAAAATATAGTAGCCAAAAAACCCTTATGGCTTTCATCAAATGGTATCTGCATCTGCTTTATCATCTTTTAGCAGTTTTTCAGAAATAACGTTAAATGCTTGAATTATTGTAAAGCTGCTATCTAAATTTGGAAATACCCCTTTTTGTGTGGCTAAATCTAAAGCTGCTTTTAATACTTCTAATGCCTGTTTTTGGTTCATTTGTCAAAAATTTAATTGTTTATACCAAAGTTAAATTAAGTTGATTGCATACCCAAATATATGCCGCTTGATTAATATCTGGATCTGCATTCCAATCAATATAATCCTGTCCATCCATGCTTACATTTCCTTGTGCTAATTGCTGTCCATTGCTTAATGAACCTTCTTCATCTGTAATCCCTTCATATATTTGCCAATAAAATAAGGCAGATGTAGCCAAATTATCATTGGAAATAGTGCTAATAAATTGCCCTGTTTTTTCTTCGCCATTTACCCAAATGGAAATAGGTTGTATTTGTTTCATGATATTTAAAATTGAATTTTCGTTTTTTATATTGCGTATAATGCAAGTTTATAGTTTGTACCATTTACACTAATTTGTACATACGTTGATATCGCACCCGCAGTTGCCGCAGTTGTCATAGAAGTCATTTTCAAATTAGTTGTTAAGGCTACACTCCCCGCCACTTGCAACAGATCAACTGTATTGTCTGTGGTGGTGCCGATTAATACTCTGCCGCTGGATGTGATGCGCATCCTCTCAATAGGATCTGAATTATATGCAGATGATGAACTTTTGGTTGCAAATATTAAAGTGCCTGATGCATTGTCACCCCCATTAGCTGTAGAAATAGATTGAATAAATGCAGTCTTATAAGTATATCCATAGTTTCCATAGTCATTGTATGTAAACTCTATAAATTGATTCCCTCCATAAGCCCCATTCCCCTGACCTGACATTCTAAAATAAGTGTTGGATGCGGCTGATGTATTATTGACCATTATTTGCAAATTGGCATTTGGCACTGTAGTGCCTATCCCAACATTGCCGTCTGATGTGATAGTCATTCTTGTATCAATACCGCTTCTAGTGAAATAAAGATTATTGTCTGCCGCAGTATTAATGTGCCATTTTTGACTTGCCGAATGTTGTAAACCTATACCACCATTTACGTTAAGTCTTTCTCCTAAGCTTGTAGTCCCAATCCCCAACCGCCCACTCGCATCAAGCGTCATTGCCTGCGTGAATGATATCGTATTGCCTGCAGTGCCGGAGGGGGCGGTGTCCCAAATATGCTGACCACTAGCTTGATAGTATCTTGATGCAAAACCATTCTGAATATATAAATTACTTGTACCATTAAAGTACCCATTTGCATACATCCATATCCTATCTGCATCAGCCATAAAGCCTGTATTTTCTATCTGCAAAGCAGTATATCCACTTCCCCACGCACTCGGTGTAACTCCCAATCCGAGGTTGCCTGACTGATTCCAAGTTTGTATAAAATTACCTGAAGAACCAACCATTGAAATTGTGTCTGCTGCAATATCATATCTTAGCCGATATTTAACTGCATCCGCTTGTTTAAAGCCTATTGACAAATTGCTTCCTGTTCCATTTTGAGAATAGATGTCTGCATTTGTTGCTGCTATTATTCCCCCTGCCGTAACCGATGAACTAAACGTAGCTGCACCTGTTGATGCAATACTCAATGCTACTATTTCAGTTCCTGAATTATTTACTGTAAAACCTAAAGGAAATCCAGCCGTTCTACTCATTAAATAAACGCCATCAACACTATTATATGGTGCAAGTGCATTATTAGATATTGCATTCAAATCTCCTAAAAAGCTAGTGCCTCCGTTTGTTGTAGATGTAACCCTAAATGATGATCCACGATTTGCCCCTGTAGTTGCAAAATTGCTTGATTTAATTTGGGTGAATGTTGATGAAACAACTTCAAGCAAACTTGTCGGGTTTGTAGTTCCAATCCCCACGTTATTTGAAGAATTGATAAATAATGGATAAGTACTTGTAGCATTATTCCATATTCCTAAATTTCCATTAGTTACACCAAAAGTAAATTTACCAGTGTTTGTTCCTGTGTTACTTAATGTTAAGCTTGGAAGATTTCCTTCTAAATATAATCTGTTTGTAAATCCAGCAGTATTACTTCCACTTGTTGCACCAATAAATAAATTCCCACTAAACGTAGCCGCCCCACTTACTTGTAGCTTTGCGCCACTTAGATTGTCTACATTCGTACCAATTAAGGTAGTACCATTAAAATAGTTTCTATCACTACTTCCCTCTTGATAAATTCCCCAAGCATTAGTTATGGTAAATCCTGCACGTTCATTACTGGCATTAATTAATAATCCAAAGTAATTGGTAGCTGTTAATGTACCATTTTGGCTATATGGTGCTAATACTTGAAATCCTGCTAAATGCGTTATCGTAGATCCAAATATCGTATTGACTTGATTAAATGCTGTAACAGCACTTATGGCTCGTGTACCTGTACCCTGTGTTATGGTTAAGGTAGTTAGCGCATTAGAAAAGTTAAATACGTTACTTGACAATATACCAGCAGGAACAGCACTATTAGGCATGGTAGCATTTCCTGCAAATGTCATCTTATTATTACCTGTAATAGATCCGAAGCTATTGCCACCTGTAAAGGTAGTACTTGCTGGGATAGACACTACTTCATCCGTATATAAACCATACCATCCATCATTGCTAACCGCTGTTTTAGTAGCATTATTGTTTACATTTCCTGTTAAGGTAAATAAACCTGTATTTTCAATCTTTACTCTCTCTAAGGAATTGGCATTATCGTAGATCTGGAAATAATCGGATGCGGCTATATTACCAATACGCCATTTGCTAACGCCTTGCTTAACAAATTGTACGTAGCTATTACTGCTAGATCTGCCGTCTATTTGAATGGTAGCGTTATTGCCATGTATATCGAGATTAACCGCTGGTGTATTGTTTCCAATACCTAAACGGCTGTTTGCATTATCCCAATATAAATCGTTATTACCTGCTATGCTGGTAGCGGAATTAAAAAACGCTACTTGCGTAGCTGTTCCACCTCCTGTAATGGTGCCTGTTCCTGGACCACCTAATAATTCCCAAGCTGTTCCTGTATCTCTATAAAATTCTTTTGTATCGGTGGATATGAAAATTCTTCCTGCTATACCAAATGGTGGTCTTGCAGCGAAAATGTCGCTGTAAAACATGGGAGTTCCCTTTTGGTTAAGAATAGAAAGATCAATAGTAATCATGTGTATAATTTACGTAATACTGCTAATTTATTACCTGTACTTACCAATGTGGCAAAATTAATCTGATATTGTGTAGTATCTAACTCACCTACATTTCCCTGTATGCGCAAAGATTGATTAGGTAATAACAATATGCCTTCTACTTCTACATTCGTAGTACCTGTATTTAAAAACGTAATATCGTTACAATCGGATGAAATTTTAGTATTGGTATAAAAAAATTTCGTTTCTATGTAAAATTTCTGAAATGCCCTACCTGTAGATTTGCTGTATTTATTTTCCTGTTCATAACGCTGCCTTTCAGATAATTGCTGTTGATATTTAACTTTTAATTTATCTTCTACTTCGGCTGTATGAATTTTCATGTGCTGTATTGGCATAATCAATTATTTTAAGATGTGTCTGGAAAATAACCTACTTTCTTTTTTCTTTTTGCTGCTGCTTTAGCTAACAATTTTTTAGCGGCTGGGGCAATTTTTTTTAGCAGTTCTGGTGTCCTAAATTGCTGTTCTGTAATTTTTTCTGCTTCTGCTACCTCTAATGTATAGGGTCGCTGTACGCTTACTTTGGTTTGTTTACCTAATTGCATATTTTTATAAATATAATAAGCAATACCGCCACCAATTAATAAATATAATAATGTATTCTTTCTCATGCTTTTTTCTGTATGTATGCTTTACCTAATGTGATAGCGGCTATACCTGCTAATATCCATATACCATATTTTTCAATATAATATGGTATTGCCCCTTTTTCTTTTTTCTTTTCCGCTTCTTTTTCTTGTTTTTGCTGTTCTACTGCCTCTCTAACTCCTTCACTAAATTTAAAAGCTGTACTATCATGCTTTACAGCATATCTATTGCCAAAACCATTATCAAATAGCCAATATACTGCACCACCGCGCTGAATATATGAATAAACTTTGCCCACACTATCCCCCGTATTAAATTCGCCAATTTTTTGTAGGCTATAATTTAATTTATCTATCTTTTTTCTGGCAAATAATGTTTTGCCTATGACTTTATCTGCTGTAATCTCTGGCATATTACATTCTTAACATTTTTAATAACATATTGAACTGCTTAGGATCGTTTTCGGCTATCTCACACAATTTTAAAAGATCATTTCCCAATTCTGGATCATGCGCTTTCAAACGTTCTATGGCTTCATCTATCTTAGCATCTTCATCCGTAAACGTTTCTGCCTCTGGTTCTATTCCTGCTAAATTGGTAACCTTTTGCTGTGGTGTTACTAAATTGCTGACCATATTCATAAAAACCTGTTTAACTGCTGGATTGCTCATTAATGCGCCCAATATGCCTTGATCTTCTTCTTCTTCTTCTTCTTCCTCATCCATATCTTCTTCTGCTAACTGCATCTGTAAAGCATTTAACTTGCTTTCCATTGCGGCTAACTGATTAGATAAATTACTATTTTGCTGTCCGTACATCATATTAGGATTATAGGGCAGCGTTTCAAACTCTACAGGGCGAAAATAGGTAGTCAGCATAGCCTCCGCATTTTTGCCAAAATAGCCTTCCTTCGGTTTTTTAGGATGCAAACGTAAAGTTAAAGTAGCGGTTATTCCAGCTTGAGTAGCGGCTATCAAATTATCTTCTAATGCCTGTCTGCTCTCATGCAGATCATCTTCAGCAAACTGAAATATAATAGCATTTTTTGAGTCCATTACTGACCAATACGGCTTTTTTGCGTTAAGATCAAACCAGTTTAACACTTGTTCGGTGCCTGTTAAAAATGCTTTGTTAGGATTTGCCATATACTATATATTAAAGGTGAAAGGAAAGTAGCTTATCTATTATGCCCAATACACACCAAAACAAACACTAAAATTAGCAGATGAAATACTGCTGTATGCTGATGGTGTAGTAATATAAGATTTACTCCAGATGATTTGCTGTCCTCCGAATGGTGTAATAGAAAAGCTGTACGGATCACCAGAAGCACTATTGGATGCTATTCGGTTTAATTCCAATACAGGAATTCTATTCACGCTTTCTTTATCATTATAATAAAGGACTAAATACGTTTTTTGCAAATTCGCTACAGACAATAGCGCATTTCCAGATAAAATAGAATTGCTTACTACATTTGGTGTATAGCATACTAAATTCAGCATAGACACAAAGCGAAGTTGCGGCTGATCTGCAAAATAAAATCGTGTACCTGTGCTTGATTGCGGCACTACTACTTCTATAAATTCGTAATTCTGAACGTTTTTCATTTTTTCTATTAATGAAAGTTAAAAATAGGGCTTCTTTGGTTTTGATCGTTGCGACCATGCGGCATCACCCACTCCGCAATTATGCTGGAAATTAACGTACAGGTGTAACGTTTTGTGCCAAAATACCACGAGCAATAACGATAATACGTGGGGCAGTACTTGCCTGTAGTGTACCGATTGCTGCTGGTAGATTTAGTTGCAACTGATTATTTTTTGATCCCACCAAAACAATATTTGGTTCAATAGGATAATAACCATACGAACTGGCATCATTTTCATCAATAGCAGTATTCGTTCCTGTAAATGATGCCTGTTGTGTTTGTGGCACATTAAAGAAACGATAAATGTCCATTGAAGGCAAAATCTGCCTGTTATTAACGGTCAAACTCAACTGACCATTATATAGATTATATAATGCTGCGGCTGCACCTACAGTGGAAAATACCTGCGCATTCGGATAGGTATAGTAAGGGAATGCTGTTGTGGTTGCTGCTGCTGGGGCTGCTACAAAAATACCCAATTCAGAAACTACAAAAGCATCCTGTAGATTTAACAGGTTATTTGTAGGAAAAGAAACTGCACCGCCTTGACCTGCACTATTCACCAAAATAGGAATAGTGTATTGTGTTACGGAAGTACTCATAGCTACTTCAGAACGAAGATAACTTTGTGATAATACCGCTTGATTTACATTAAAACCCGCATTTTGTACCAATGCTTTAGCATTTTCAAAAACGAGCCTTGCACCATGTTGTGTCATGTGTTATTCTAATTTAAAATTGATTAATAATATTCTTCATCCATTCCTGCTACCACAGACAGATTATCTGGTGTATATCCTGCTACTACTGAAAGGTCATCCCCAGCCATTACGCTAACAGGAATTTCCATAGCACTATCAATAGCACCCAAAATATTGGTTGCTTGTAGCAAACCAAGACCACCTGCCGCTACCATACCATCTCCAATAGATTTACCCAATGCTCCCTTTACGAATTTAGGGAAAAATGCCCCGATTGCTACTACAGCAGCACTCTTTAATTTGGGATCTAAATTTGGAAGTATTTTGCCAGATGATGTCAAAATACGACCTGCGGCTGCACCTGCTACTAAACCAGCTGCATCCATGATAAAGCCTTTACCGATTGCCCCAACTCTACTGCGGCGGCGGCGTGAAACTTTACGTGATTTTCTTCTTCTTGCCATTTTTTTGATTTTTTTTGTTTTATGTGAGAAACTATCTCAAGATGTTTAAAATGAATTATTGATTAATTGATAATCTACATATCCGTATTTATCTTTAACTTTTTGTAATAACGCATCTAATATATTATTACGTAATTGTATTAATTGTTGCGGCATACTTCCGTATGTATTGTGCATTTTTTTAATATAATTCATTAATTCAATAGCCTTTTTTTCTTTCAAAAATTTAGCCAACAATAATATTGAACTATTATGATCGTTAATGTCTGTTAATTTTGATATTTTTTTAGATAATTCAACTATAGATGCTTTAGGTTTACTAATTCCACTAACTACACGAATATTTACATTGTGGCTCTTTGTATCAGTATGCATTTCAGTTGATCTACCTTTTCTTGCTTTTACTTTACTGGATGCTGCACCAACACTTTTTGTTTTTCTTACTTTTTTAACTTTTACGAATGATGAAGGTAACCGTTGTGTTGATCTAATTAAATCAGCATATCTATAAGCAGCCATTTCATCAGAAAATTTTTCTCTCAATTTGCTTCCTACATATACACCCCATTCACTAACTGCACCTACCTTTTTCAATCCTTTGTAAGTACCTTTTTTGGATCTCACTTGTTGATAAGTTGCTTTTGGCTTTGCTTTTTTGCTTTCGCCTTTTTCTACTATTTTAATGGCACCTACTTTCTTTTTTGCTGGTTTTTTTCCAGCCTTACTATATGAAATAGCCCACGCCTGTTTAACTGCCTGTGCCTGTGTTAATTTTGGATTTTTTTTCCGTATTTTTTTTGCTTCTGCTACTACAGCTTTAAATTTTGCTCTTGCTGCTTTTTGTTTTGCTGTCATGTGTTATATATTAAAGGTGAAAGGAAAGTAGTTATTTTTTCTTCATTAAAAATACTAATATTAAACCACCTCCCAAAATATAAGGCAAATAATTAATACCAGACTGCTGATCCTGTAACGCTTGATCTACTACCTCATTTACTTCCGCATCACTAATATCTTCATATTCACGATCAATTTTTAGGTTTTTATCTACTGCATTTTTGATCTGTTTGGCTAAAATTTCTTTGCCGCTTTCTAAAATTTCTTTAGGTTCTATACCTACACTCTTTAGAAATTCACCTACTTTAATCAAAATAGGGGCTGCTGTAACTGCTGCTGCACCTGCTGTAACAGGTTCACCAATCATGCCTTCACTACTAACAAACATATCATCCCCAAAAATTCGTTTTTTAGCTGCACCTTGATTTACTTTACGCAGCAATTCATTCGGATTTCCACCTAAATTTTTCCACCAATTCTCTGTTTTTCCTGCATAATTGGTAAAACTATTTTTTAATTTGGTAGCCAATCCTAAAAAATTTAATCCTACTAATGCTGAAAATGCGCCCCTTGCAGGTGCTAAAGCTATTTTCAATACTATTTTCTTCTTGGTTTTGGGTGCTGGTGCTGTTGCCGATGCTGTTGATTTATTGGCAGTTGTTTGTTTATTACGTTTACTTTTAAATAAACCTACTTGATTAACACCAGATACACTATAAATAGCCATGTTTGGTTTTTTATCTATTTTATGGAAATATGTTTTTCGTTCATTAAATTTACTCAATACAGGATCAATAAAATATTCCTTTCCGTTTTTATCACGCATCACCGCAAAAACATGATGCGGCATTTCATCAAACATTTTATAAGATGCAAACCGATAAAAAACATCATTTTTTACCAATCCTTTGCGTTTTAAGCTATCCATAACCCCTACTATAAATAGCGCATAATTTTTGCAATCGTTTTTCCCTATGGATAAAATACCAGAAGGAGACATGATTTGTTGGTTATTTTCGCTATCTATTTTATATTCTACATTTTGCTTTAAAAAACTAAATAATTTTTTAGCTGTTCCCAGATCGGATCCTGTGTAAAAATCTGTACTAAATTTATCGTACTCTGGCGCATAGATTTCATGCGCTTTAAGCATAGCAGACATAATATCGGGTACATTTTGGTTATTCTTAACCAAATTTTTCCGATTTTGAAACGGAGTTATTTTACCTAATATTACGTTTTTATCTGCCATTAAATTAATGATCTGGTAAAATCAATAGGCACTACTAAACCATCTATATTGGCTGTTCCCTTTATCGTATATTTTGTACCTTTTTTTAACCAATTTTTTTGCGTTAATAAAGATAAAATACCTACTGAAGGGGTAGCTGTAATATTTAAAGTAGTTTCGCTTCTGGGCGCAACTTTAATTTCACCAAAACTGCTAAAATCTGCAATTAATTCGCTGCCTACATACATTTCACCTGTAACGGCTGAAATAGTGCCTGTAGCATTCGAAGGATTTTGAACACCAAATTGCAAAATTAATTTAGGATTTCTTAAACCACCTGTATAGGATATTTTGCGCAATAAAAGTTTAGATCTGGTTGCCAAATTGCTTTTACGAATAACCCACCATAAACCCAATGCTGCGGCTGCGGCTAATAGAATATTTTTTTTCAAAATATGTTATTTTTTCAAATTTACAAATATTTTTATTATTTTACCCATTTAGATTTTTTTAATTGATCTATAGGGTAAAACGTATCGGCATATTTATCGTATCCACTACCAAAAAATTTACCTTTCTTAATCATATTTTGCCATCCATTGTATTTTGTAGTGTATTCCCACAATTTATCTGGATTAGTCAAATATCCTCTACTTTTCAAATATCCCCCCACTATACCGCCTGTTCTATCCGATCCATGTGCGCAATGAATTAAGGTATTACCTTGATCTAAAATCAAACCTGCATCTGTTAAACTTTGTGTATAACCTTTGTTTTTAGTATATCCGCTATGTGCATTAATCACGTGAAATTCTGCACCATATTGATTGGCAATCTTTTTTTCCTGTGCTTTAGTTACTATAGCATCTGTAGGTTTATCCCTTCCGTCTGCCCCATCACCATTGAGCCTAATAATATGCTTAATGCCGTATTTTTTTATCACGTAGGGTAATTGATTGGCAGGGATTTGGGCAGATCGAAAATTGTTTTTCCCATCTGGTATCAAATGAAAATTTTTGTTTTTGCTTAATTCTGGATCTGTTTTTTGGGGATCTAAACTATTTTTTAACTGACCTCGTAAAAGATACCATCCCAAAACCCCTAATGCGGCAAAAGTCAAAAATTTCGTTTTCAAAATTTTCAAAAATTTAATGCAATTTACTAAAAATTTTTCAAAAAAACAGGTTAGGTCAAAAAAAGGGCAGCCAGTGGGCATTTATCTGGGTCAGCCCTACCCTATGGGTAGGGCTGCCCTAATGCCCCCAAACTGAAATCTAAAATACAAAAATTAGGGTAGCACATTTGCCCCAAATTCATTTAAACTACTTTCCTTTGACCTTTAGCATAAAAAAAGGGGCAAAATGCCCCTAATTGATTTTTACAGATGTTTTAAAAACCTACAATGCCCCTGTAACGTATTTTCGTGCCTCAAATTTGCCCGATCTCTTGCAATACAGGTTCACATACCATGCACCCTGTTTTGAGCAAAATTTAAGGAAATTTTCCACGTTATTAATATTTCGATATTTTCTGGGTCTAATTTGCCTATCTGGGGCAAAAAAAACAATTCCTGTTAAAAGTTTTGTCATTTTTAGAAATTTTCTATTTTTGTGATGAAAGGGAAGTGGTTTTTCAGTTATGGAAGATCATTTGTCAAGATAGGGCAGCAATGCCCTATTTTTTTTGGTAAAACTTACCCTCTTTAACTATTGCCCCACTATTGATCCATTCTTTTAAAATTTTTTTAGCTGTACTTTCTGATTTTCCAATAACTAAGGATAAATCATGTATTAATTCTTTAAACTCTATAGGCTGCTTTACTACCCGATTAATCAATTCTATTTTATCTTTTGTCCAAATAGGTTGATTGGTTTCTGTAGTATGTTTGGTTTGTATCCATTCAAAACCATTGTGCGCTATAGCTATGGTATCTATATCATCTGCGCTGCGTAAAAATTGCGCTGTTAAATCAATAGTACGCTGTTGTTTGTTTTTTTCTACCTTTAAAACAGATTGACTTTTTCTATCTAAATAGCTACCAATATGCCCTAATGTATTGCCCTCTTTTTTCCCTAAATGTAGAATTAAACAGATCAATAAATTATGTACTTTGCTGATCTTTTTTAGCCATTGAATTAAGGAAAAACTTTGTTCAACATTATTAAAATCGGCTATTAAATCTAATACCCCATCAATAATTAAAATAGAGCAATCGGGATGCTGTTTTAAATATAGTTCAATCATCTGCAAAATATCGGTATGGCTATCCTCACGAAATAAAAAACTATCAAAATTGTTTGGTAGTTCTGTTTTATTCATTTGCCGCTTCATTCGTTCCAATACTTTGTAGTAATCGTAATCTGAACTTTCTGTATCTACATAACAAAGCCTATCCCTATTTTCTGGGAAGGTTAATTTCATGTCAAAAATAGCCTGTCCTGTAAACGCAGATGCTATAGCAGATGTAATAAAAAGCGATTTACCCTGTTTGGGTAAACCGCTTAACGTTACAAAAGATTGCAAACAGCCTATCGTTTTATTCTGTATAGTAAAAGCAATATTTTCAACTGGAATAGCTTTATCTTTTTGATACCGCCTTGCATTAAGTTTATCAAATATGTTTTTTTCATTTGTCATGTTTTGGTTTTATACTGGCATCAATATAGCGTCATTTTGTTGATTTAATTTATCGTAATGTTCTGTAAAAATTTCTGCTATTTCGTATGCCTGTTTAACAATATATTTTACATCTTCTGTATCATCTGGATCTATACCTGTTAGTAAATGTTTAAATATTTCTAAGGCTGCCGCTTCGTGTTTGGTATATCCAGACATCACAATTACTTGTCCGAATTTATCCTGCATTGGCATAAGGGGACTCGCTGGAAGATCTTTGTTTTTATTCATGGTTTTAATTTAAAATGGTAAATCATCTGTTTTATCTTTCTTTGTAGCATATTTTACATTTCCTAAAATAGTGCCCTTTTTTCCTGCTGCTCTTTCTTCTTTACTTACATTTTGCACGATCATGCCATCATTTCCAAACTTATCTGGCTGTTCATATAAAATGACTGCTGCATCTAAATATGTACCTTTGCTTCCTTGATATAAACGTTCTTTCTCAATTTTTTTTACGTCTAATTTTACGTTAATTACAATACTCATAAATGATTTTTTAAATTGGATATTTCGTTTTCATAAAAATGGATGCTTTCTAAAATCAGTATTCCTAACT